CTTCAACCTTGACTACTTCTTAAAATAGTATATACCATTAAAAACCTGAAAGGATTTATAATGTCAGAAGAAAAAAGAAATATACACGCACTAATCGAAAAAGAAGCACCGAGCTTAAATAATTTGTTGGATCCAAATGATGTCAAAGAATTTAAAGAGATGACATCTGAGCTTAGAGATACTTGGACAAAAAAACAAGTGTTTAGAACTGAAACAGAAATGAGAATATCTGTTTTACAGGATGCAAAGTATCCAACTAAAGCTGCAAAATATTGGCAGTGTGTTCGAGAACAAAATGTATTCTTAGAAAATTTAATGTCATTATCTTTTGAATGTAGAAGAAATGAAGTTAAACTTAAAAAATTAAAAAAGAAATTAGAAGAAGAAACAGATGAACTAAAAAGAGAATTGCTTCAAATTGATATTGATGAAAAAACATATGCAGTTGCTAATATGCAACTCGTTGCTAAAGACAGAATGAGAGAAATCAAATTATGGTCAACATTAAAAAAAGAATTTGATGATGGATCATTTGATACTCAAGATGTCAACAAACATCAATTAGACTCTTATGGTTTAATTATGAAAAATAAAGCAGAGACGTTAACTCAAGGATCATCTCAACCAGAAGTATTTAACGTTCTTGGTCAATTACAAACGATTGAAAGAGTTAAAAAATCGGGTGAAATGCTTTACCATAAAAAGAAAGAAGCAATAGCGAATAATACAAATGGACTTGGAGCCAAAGAAAAATCAGAATAAAAAGTTATTCTTTTTAGTTGCACTTCCTAGATCAGGTAATACTTTATTTGCTTCATTAATGAATCAAAATCCTGAGATAGCAGCAACTGCTAACTCAATAACTTTAGAGATAATGAAAGATTTGTTTTTATTAAAACAAACGGATGTCTTTCAAAATTTTCCTGATGAAAAATCATTAAATAACGTATTAGATTCTGTTTATGATAATTATTATAAAGATTGGCCGCAAAAAATAATTATTGATCGTGGACCCGTAATGACTCCAGGTAATTTTGCTTTAATGCAAAAACACTATAAGAGACCTTTTAAGGTAATAGTATTATTAAGAGATTTAATGGATGTTCTTGCTTCTTATATGCAATGGTATACAGAAAATCCTGATGCTTTTCCAAATAGATATAATTTAAATACTGATGATGAAAAACTTGGAATGATTATGAATAAAGATGGTGCAGTTGCAAAAGATTTAGAGGCAATTAAAAATGCACTCAATTATCCTGATATTTGTCATTTTGTGAAATATAATGATATTGTTACAGATCCTGAAAAAGAGTTTAGAAAAATATATGAGTTTTTAGAAGAACCTTATTTTAATCATAATTTTGAAAACCCTAGTCAGGTTTGTGTAAATGGTATATCTTATGATGATAGGGTTGTTGGTAGTAATATGCATAAATTATTTTCAGGTAAAGTAAGAATGGTATACAATCCCTATATTGAAAAAATACCTGAAAGAATAAGACAGAAGTATGGACACATCCGATTTTAATTTTATATTTCTAGGTCAATCGGTATTAAAGTATCAAGTACCATTAGATGTATTTAATATCATTAATCACATTTATGAATCTAATTTTCAACATTTACATCCTGCTAATAAACAGTTGGTTGGTAAAATACATAATGAACACAGTTTATTTTATGATGGTGAAGATCAATCTAAAATGCAACGACATAATTTACTACCTCAAAATGTAACTCAATGGTTTATGCAAAAATATGATCATTATTTAAAATGGAATAAAATTAGAAATTATAATATGCATTTAAATTCTATTTGGGTTAATCAAATGCAAGCACACGAATATAATCCAGTGCACGTACACCAGGGTAATTTATATACAGGATTATCATCAGTAATGATTTTAAAATTACCAGAGTCTTATGGAGTAGAATATTCATCAGCACATCAACCACAAAATGGACGATTACAAATATTAGGTTCAGCTAGTGGTCAGTTTGCAAATGTAGATTATCAACCAAATACTCAAGAACGAGATTTTTATATTTTTCCATATGATATGAGACACTGTGTGTATCCATTCAATGGACCAGGTGTGAGAAGAACATTAGCTGCAAATTGTGATGTAGCTTATAACCCAATTGAAAATAGAGGAGTAAGTTAATGTTAGAACCTCATTATCAAATATTTAAAGACAAATTGAAAGAAGTAAAATTTAAAGATATGAAAACTTTATTTCCAACACTTGATAAATTTGTAAAAGAAGTTAATCCTGATTTAGAAAAAAATGGATTACTGTGTCCAATTGTATTAGATAAAGATGAAGTTACAATTAGAAGTGGTACTCATAGATATACATATTTTAAAAATAAGTATGAATCAACATTATGTTATGTAGGTGATAATGGAGAGGAAACAAAATTTTTTCAATTGTTAAATGTATTTTGTTGGAGAAATCATCCAGTAAAACAATCAGATTTTTTAAAATCAATGTATGAGAAAGGACCCATCTAATGTACGAGAATATGCATATGACAGAACCTAAATGGAAAAGTTGGATAGTACAAACCACTACACCATTATTTACACCAGACCAGTGTAGACAAATTATAGAATGTGGTAGAAGACAAAAACCACAAACGGCACAAGTGGGTATGAATAAACCAGGTGGTGGTGTTGATACTAAAAAAAGAGTTACAACAATTAGTTGGATTCCATTTAATGAAATGCCTCATATGTATAGAGACCTTCATTCATTTATACAAAAAGCAAATGAAAATCATTTTGGTTTTGGAGATATACAAGTTACAGAGAATGCACAATTTACAGAATATCCAGAAGGAGGATTCTATGATTGGCATATGGATTGTGATGTCAATATGCAACACGAACCGCCTGTGCGAAAAATATCAATGACTTTATTATTGAATGATCCATCAGAGTTTGAAGGTGGAGATTTAGAATTAATGGCACCAGGTAAATTTGCAGAACTCAAACAAGGTCACGCAATTATATTCGCATCATTTTTAAATCATAGAGTCAATCCTGTTAAACGAGGTATGAGACAATCTCTTGTGGTTTGGTTTGGAGGTAAACCATTTAGATGATTAAAGAACAATTTTTCCCAACCATCGTTTATGGTAAAGATGTGCAATTAGATAACCAAGCATTAGAACATCATATTGTAAACTGGAGTAGACAAGATCAAGGTGTAAAGAAAACAAATATGAATGGTTGGCACTCAACAACCGATATGCATTTAAAACCAGAGTATCAGCCTCTTGTTAATGAACTTTATAAAATGCAAGAAGAAATATATCAAGAAGAATGGTTAGATCGAAAACCAATGTTAGGCAATATGTGGGCCAATATTAATTATCCTGGTGGATATAATAGACCTCACGTTCATCCTAATTGTTTATTTAGTGGTGTGTATTATGTAAAAGGAAATAAAGATTCAGGTACCCTTGCAATCAATGATCCAAGACCAGGAATACAAACAATGATGCCTGCAAGAAAACCTGGTAAACCTCCAAAACATTTATGGAGAGAAGCACATTTAGAACCTGTACCAGGAAGAATAATTATGTTTCCTGCTTGGTTATGGCATTGTGTTGAACCCAACAAAACAAATGATATAAGGATATCAGTTTCATTTAATTTTATACAAGATGGCTTTCAATAAATATCAAGTAATCAAAAAAGCAGTTAGCTACGAACTCGCTAATTTTATATTTAACTATTTTTTACTTAAACGTGATGCAGTTAAATGGATGTACGAAAATAATATTACTTATGATAATGGTATGTTTGGTACTTGGACAGATCAACAAGTTCCTAATACTTATTCTCATTATGCAGATCAAGTTATGGAAACCTTATTGGTTAAGATGTTACCCGTAATGGCTAAAGAGACAGGACTTGATTTAGTCCCAACATATTCTTATGCACGGATATATAAACAAGGTGATATATTAAGAAGACATAAAGATAGACCTTCTTGTGAGATATCGACTACTTTAAATTTAGGTGGTGATCCGTGGCCTATATTTATAGATGGTACAGGTGCAGATTCAGTTATTGATGAATACAAACAAATACATAAACCAGACGCTCCAAAAGGCACAGAGGTTTTACTAGAGCCTGGAGATATGTTAGTATATAGTGGATGTGAATTAGAGCATTGGCGAGAGCCATTTCAAGGGAAAGTTTGTGGGCAAGTATTCTTGCATTACAATCATAGAAATGGGCCATTTGCTGAAAAAAATAAGTTTGACAAAAGACCATTGCTTGGAATTCCACCTATTAGAAAATAGTTTAGTTCTATACTAACCATTAATAGTATTGTAAAATAGGTTATGGCTTTAACTAAAATACCATTTAGACCAGGATTTAATAAACAAATAACAGATACTCAAGCTGAAAATGTATGGGTTGATGGAGATAATGTTCGTTTTAGATATGGTCAACCTGAGAAAATAGGGGGTTGGTTACAAATAAATGCAGATACTTTGATAGGTGTTGCTAGAGCTCAACATACTTTTACAGATTTAGATGGACGAAAATATTCAGCCATTGGTACTAATAGATGTTTATATGTTTATTATTCTGGTGATTTTTACGATATTACTCCAATAGATCCTGATAGACAACAAACTGGTGCAGATATAACAACCACAAATGGTTCAACAACAGTTACTATCACAACTACTACTAATCATAATTTACAAATTGGTGATATAACTACTTTCGAAAATGCAGGTTCCTTTACTGGAGGTCAAACAGACTATACAGCGACTGACTTTGACGATGTATTATTTGAAGTAAAAACTATTCCAACAGCTACAACTTTTACTATAGAGATGCCAACAGCGGAAACAGGAACAGGGGCCACGAATGACGGCACTTTAGATTTATTACCTTATATTGAAATAGGAGGACTTGTTCAAACTTTAGGTTATGGTTGGGGTGCAGGTAGATGGGGTGTTTCAACGTGGGGTACAGCTAGATTAGTATCCGATACCAATATTGATCCTGGTTTTTGGTCTCTTGATAACTTTGGTCAAATTTTAATAGCAACTGTTCATAATGGTAGAACTTTTCAATGGAATCCAATTGCAGCAGATGCAACAGCATTACAAACAAGAGCTGTAAGTGTATCTAACAATCCTACAAAATCTGTTATGACAATTGTATCTGATCGAGATAGACATTTAGTTCATCTTGGAACTGAAACAACTATTGGGGATCCAACCACACAAGACAAAATGTTTATACGATTTTCAGATCAAGAAGATATAACGGATTATCAACCAACTTCAGTAAATACTGCAGGTACATTTAGAATTGACTCTGGTTCTGATATTAGAGGTGCTGTTAAAGGTAAGGATTATACTTTTATTGGCACAGATACTTCTGCATATATTATGCAGTTTGTTGGCCCGCCTTTTACATTTTCAATAAGACAGATAGGATCTAACTGTGGAGTCATTGGACAAAACGCAATGATATTTGTAGATACAACTGTTTACTGGAT